CGCGCCCGTCCTTGTCGGCCTCGGCAAGCTCTTTCAACCGTCCGACCGTCATGTTTTCCGCAGCCTGCGCGAAATCCCACAGATGCCCAGCATTTTCGCCCATCTTACGCAGCATCTCCGGTGTCCATCCTGTGTCCTCGTAGGCTTTCAGCCGTCCGTACAGATCGCGGGCCATCTTGCGGAAAATGTCCTTGCCAAAGCCGTTGCTCGTTGGGCCGTTGATCAGCACGTTGAGCGTGCTGTCCCGGCTCTGCTTCCAGTCGATTTCCTTGCCGCCGATCGTGGCGTGCAGAAATCTGTCGGTGCCCGAGTCTACGTTGATATTAGGACTTGTCAGTCGTTCCATAGTTCTTCCTCCTCGCTTTCACAGTTTCCAAGGCAATCACCGAGGGCTACATTCATCCACTCCGCTCTCAGTTCGCAGTAGACGACCCGCTCTCCAATGGAGTTGACATCTGTGTCGATACCGTGGACGCAGCCGCAGCACTGTCGTTTCTCCATATCACGCCTCCTCTGCCACATACCGCCAGCTCTGCGGCGGGCGGGTGACCGGCTTGGGTTTTGCCTTGAGCGCTACCTCTACCTCATTTGGCACAGCGTAAAATTCCCGCAGTTCTCGCGGGGTGTCGTAAATCTTGAGATTGGAGATGTGCCAGCCATATAACTCATTCGCGCCATTTGCATACGCTCGAATTTCATCGGCAGTTAGGCACGTGCGCAAGATATCATCTTCGTTCAGCCAAAAGCGGCTATTCGCGAAAAGATCTGTCACACGATCACATATAAACTCGCCGACGACCTTCTGCCGCTTGCCCCACATATCGCATACTGAACCCTTTTCCACCTTGCCAAAAACCGTCTTGCCGTGATAAATCTCCCCGTAATTTTCATCCCCATCTTTCAGGATGAAAGCAAGCCGCTCTTCTGCTTTTGTGCAGTAGATATAGCACTTAAACGGCGTATCCATCTTCGGGCGCGTCTTACGCACCTCAACGGTCTTCTGCCCTGCCATGATCTTCTGGGCCCACTCCGGGCGAATGCTGATCAAAACAGCTTTACTCATGCTTGTCTCCTTTCAAAATGTCCTCCATCAATGCCTTAAAAATCGGGTATGCCTGCTGCGGCACTACGGCGTTTCCAAGACATTTAAGCCGGTCCACCCGATGGGGAACCCCATTAGCCACTCTACCCATTCCGGGTTCAACTGCCCAGCACCGCCCGTCCGCAAGCTCCTGCCATTCTCCCCGCCGTGTGGCCCCTGTGCATCTGCCGCGCACGGTGTTGCAAACATTCGCTCCATTGCCACTCTCTGCGTCAGATTGCATTTCCCCGGATCCTTTTTCCTGCTCGGCGGAACAGATTGCAGCGTGTCTTTGTATTCGTTCGCACGCGGCGTCGGCCACAGCCCTTTCGTCCGGGCTAACACGTGCTCCCGCAGATTGCTGACCCCCCCATGTACGCCCTGATTGCTCGTAAATGTCGTTTCCCCGGCTGCGAGCAGGTTGATCCTCTTTTCTGATGCTATCGTGCGGCCAGCCACCGTCGGTGTCGGCCACATCTGCGAGGCCGGTGAAGAATACCCTTGATCGTCTGTGCCACGCTCCGACAGCCGCAGCCTCAAAATTAAACACGACGACGTGATAGCCAGCACGCTCCAGATCCTTGACCACCTGCCCGGCGGCAATCTTGATGATTCCAGGTACGTTCTCACCGACAACGCAACGCGGGCGCAGCTCGGTGATAACTCGGAGCATCTCCGGCCAGAGGTATCGATCATCCCCTTTTCCCTTTTGCTTTCCAGCCACGGAGAAGGGCTGGCATGGGAATCCGCCGGAAATAACGTCAACTGTTCGTAATCCTGTTCGCTCATAGAAGCTCTCCTTTGTCAGCGTCCGGACATCACGCCAGCGCGGCACGTCCGGCCAGTGCTTTTCCAGCACCTTCGTCGGGTAGTCGGCAAACTCACACTGCCCGACGGTCGTAAATCCTGCCCACTCGGCAGCCAGATCTAGCCCGCCGATCCCGGAAAACAGGCTCAGATGCGTCAGCATTTTGTTTCCTTTCCCGTTGTCGTCAACTTCGCCAGCATGATCTGGCCGAGATCCGCCACATATACCAACCGCCCGCGGCTGTAGACCATCAGCTTGTCGCCCTGGATTTCCATCCGGTCTGCCTCGATGTTCGTCAGATCGTGGCAGCAATCGCAAACAAATCTCATGTCTTATCCTCCTTGTTTTCCGCAAGCATTCGCTCGACCGCCTCCAGCTGGAACGCATCAAGTTCGTCCACGTGGCGCTGCACGCCTTGCTGCAATCGGGCAGCTCCCTTTGACACCGGCCCCATCACCCTGTCCACAGCTGCACGCTCTAACGGGTTCAGATCGTCATGATGCCCCTGCACGCCGTAGCCGGGCTTTGCAGCGCGGCCAAGCGCCGCAGGGCGTGTGCTGGCCTCTTTCAGCCAGTCAAACACGATCCCCTTGTAATTTGCGGCCATAGAGCGGGTTATCACGTCGATCATTGCAGCCTCGCCATATTCCTCTGCGGCTTTCGTGATCTGTGTGACAAGGCTTTGCAGGCCAACAGGCTTATACTCCTCCCGTCGTTCGCCCTTGTACGCCACCCATTTTTCAACTGCTTCGCGCAGCGTGGGGGGTAGGGGGGAAAGAATACTGTCCATGTCCTTTTCCTTTGTCCTTTTCCTTTGTCCATAGCTTTTTTTGCTTTCCTCGGAAAGCATTTGCTTTTTTTGCTTTTCGTTGCTTTCGTCAAAAGCATTTGCTTTTTCGGATTCAGGCCGACCGCCCTGCTTTCCTGCCTCGCTTCTTGATGCGGAGACGGCTTTTTGAGCCGCTACGGATTCGTCAATGTCCCGTCGAATCGCAGGCCAAATGAAACGCTCACTCCCGCTGAACTCTGGCTCTGCTCCCGACTCGCGATAATCCATCGCGGCCAGCACCAAGCGCCCCACCTCAGCAGCACTGTACGCCTCGAAATAGCTCCTGTAACTCAGCCACAGCTTGACGTATTCCTTTTTATCTCCCATCCGTCAGCCCTCGCTTTTCGGCTGACAGGTAATAAGCAGTTGATCGCGCCGGTCAACAAGTTTTGTCAGGACTTCGAGTTCTTCCACAGTCACGTTGTAAAAATTGATCTCATTCTCAACTTCCACGCAGCCTGTAACAAATTCCTCAATGCAAACATCAAAAAGCATCGCAGTGCCCTCCATCAGAACGGAAGCTCACTTTCGTCGCCGATCTCCATCTGCGGCATATCCGGTTCGGAAAACGGAACCGGCGTTGTGCTCGGCAGCGGCTTGAACTCCGAAGAGGCCGGTGCAGCGGAAGAAGCATTCTGCCCGTCCCGCTTGCTGTCGCCGAAATAAACGCTTTCTGCGACGATCTCCGCCGTCTTGCGCTTGTTTCCGTCTTTGTCTTCCCAGTTGCGGATCTGCAAACGGCCAGAAATGACAGCCATGCGGCCCTTTGAGAAATACCTGCTGACGAACTCAGCCGTGCCGCGCCATGCGACGATATCCACGAAATCCGTTTCCTTCTCCGCGCCCTGCGCCGCGAAATCGCGGTCGCAGGCAAGCGTGAAGGACGCAACAGAATTTCCGCTTTGCGTCTGCCGAAGCTCCGGGTCACGGGTCAAACGGCCCATCATAACGATTTTATTCAGCATTCTTTTTCTCCTTTCCCTGCTTCTGTGCGCACGTCCAGCAGAGGCAGCGGCCAAACTTCTTAGCCGTCTGCTCCGCAATGCTCACGCCAGAATACGCATGTCCGTTGATCGTTTCTCCCACAATCTGCTGGCCGCAGACTGCGCAATTAAATGACATTGCAGATGTTTGCGGTGCTGTTTTCCTCGCCTGCGCAGGCTGGCTTTTCGCTGTCCGGCCCGTTTCCTTTGCATATTCGTCCGTGTCCGCGTCCTTCGTATCGTCGATTGCAAAAAGGCCGTTCAGTGCGTACTTGCGGGCGTAAGAGCTGGCCGTACCTGTTACCTGCGGCTCGTCCATACCCTTCTTGCTTTCCGGCTCACGGGCAAAGCCATACGTCGTATACTCGCCCTCACCATCGGAAATCGTAGCTTTTGCCCTAACATAAATGCGGTTTCCGATCTCTACAATCTCGTCTGATATCATCAGAATGCAGCTCTGCGCCTGAAGCAGAGGCTTTACAGCCTCCAAAATGCTTTCGCAGGAACGGTAGTTGTAACCGCCGAAGCTATTCTTCTTGTCCTTCGGCGCTTTCAGCTGCGCCTGAATGGCATTCAGCTTTTCTGTTAATTTCATTTGTTTTCCAAGTCCTCCTTCAGGTCATCAGTTTCGGGCGGTATCAGATCGCCCGGAATCTCCAGCGGGCAATAATACCCGCGTTTCTGCCACGCCGGAATCAATTCCCCGGTTCTCATACACTGCCGCCTGCTATACGTTTGCAGCAGTGGGCAAATATCGCATTCTATATGTCCGGCTGGGAAGTAGATCGATACCCGGCATTCGCACGGTATGTAAATCTCTTCGGTGCGGGAGGCCATTTACTCAGCCTCCACAAATTTACCGTTCTTCAGCCGGTACCATGTATCGGCCTTGATCTTTTCGCCATCGACATATTCAGTCTTCACGCAGTGCGGAATATACCTGCCTTTTTCATCGGAATATTCCCACTCTGCAAGCGTGATCCAGCTGCCCGCCTTTGCCTTTACGGCAGATCCGTTACCTGCACAGCAGATTACAGAATCTTCACCAGAACTATCGATCTGGGCGGAGTCGCCCGAACT